GCATCAACCATATTCAAGTGTCTGATTATTTCAGCACGTTCTTTCCATGATTGAAAGTATTGACCTTTCTTACGAGTCAACCATTCCTCAGTATTTAATCCCACGATAAGATAGTTAGAGAGATCCTTTGCCCTCTTAAAGTAAGATATATGACCGCTATGAATAGGATCAAATCCACCAGTAACTAAACTTATCTTTTCAAAAAACATTAGATTACCATCCCATGAGATTCACGAAGTATTTTCTTGTATGGGCCACCAGGATTTGCATCTATGGTTTCTTTTACAAGTTTAAGTTTTTGATACAACGCAGTATCACCACCAAGAGTTAATGCCTTAACTATAGTGCCAAGTTCTTCGTTGTTAATAGGTAAATCCATTAGATAAAAAATGATTCTAAGTTTGCTGTTCTTTCAACATTCCAACCGATGGCATCGAGTATTGCTTTAAGTGGTTCCACAAAAGCCTTCTCAAATTGTAAATCATAATCGATATACTTGTCAAGGTTAAGTTCTCTAGGAAAATCCTGTATGAATGAAATAATATTCTCATGAATAATATTTGGTTTCTTCAAATAACAGAACTTAATCTTTTCACCATTTTGGATGAGTGAATATTTATGGTCGAGATTGTTCTTCTTCACATAGTGATTGAATAACAATGCACCCCGTATATGTATAGGAGTTCCTTTTGTATAGATTGTAGATGATGCTTTATACTTTACTACGTCAGATGCAGAACGGGGAAATGATATATCTTCTGGTGGTAATGTTCTAAACTTCTTTCGAGAATCTTCAATAAAATCTATCACCTCATCTTCTGTTCCGTTCATCATTATCTTAAGTGCATCCTTAATCATTGTGCGACAAGGTGCAGGGGTTGATGACTTAACTGCTTCAATACCCATCATCTTTAGTTTGGGTTCTTCATATCTTACACCCTCACTATCCCATACATTCAAGATATATCTTTTCTTTGCTGTCCATATGCCACGATCTGCAATATTCTCTCTCTTCATAAACATCTTTTGATCATAGGCATTTACATACGAGGCCAACGTTTCATAAGAACTCGTAATATACTTTTCAAGTTCCACCTCACAGACCTGATTAAGGAACGAGACAACGCTTTCAGTAGTTTTCTCTCTGCCCTTGTATATGACCTCCACCAGAGGGCCAAGATTAAGATAGATGGAATCAGTATCTGAAGCAATAACATAGTCAACCTCCTCTGTTTTAAGAATCTTGTTTAGATAGTCATTCATTTTGTTTTCTATCCAACGGATAGAAACTTGACCAGATAGTGTAATAGCTTCTGCGTTGGTAAGTTTGTAATAGCGAAAATATTGATTACCAATAGCACCATAAGCGGAATTAAGAGAGATCTTCTTTGCCATCTGGATGTTATTACATCTGGCAATCTCTTTCTCAAGTGCAATGGTTGGAGTTTTTTCATGTTGTTTTTTTGCTTCAATCATTTTTTTCTTGAAGATCACACGATCTCCATACATCTTATCCATCAGTTCTGGTAGGAACCCACGAACATCTTTACGATACTGTGCACCATTTGCACAAGTAGCATATTCACTATTAATATCTATTTCCTGATTAAGTATCTTATCAACATTCGCTGTTGGATGTTTCTCCTCAACAAGTGTCTCTGGAGAAATATTATACTGCATGATAAGGTGAGGATATAGAGAGTTAAGGTCAAAGTTTACCACCCAGTCATACTTACCAGGTATTGGTTCTTTTACATATGCTCCTGCATATTTGTCATTCTTATCTGATCTATTTTTTGGTGGAATTACAATGTTACGTTTCTTGAGATAATTGTAGATAATAGTATCCCACATTCTTACCTGATAAAACACATCGTTGTAATTCACCTTAGCTTCATATGCCATAGTGAGAGCAAGTTCAATCAACTTCATCTTACTCTCTAGACGATCAACAAGTTCAACGTCAATAATATTGTATTCTATAAACTTCTGCCATCCTTTTGTATAAAATTCTTTAAAGGTATCAAACTCACTATGATCTAACTTTTGTTGACCAAGTTCAACCTTTGCGATGTAATCTAATCGATATGATTCTTGTGCCTTGTATGTAAACTTCTTATATAGATCTAAGTAATCAAGTTGTGTAACACCACCAATATCAAATGTTGTATGCTTTCTTCCCATGATATGAACTTCACCTTCAGATACAAGGCCCCAAGGTGATAATCTCTTCATCAACTTGTCACCAAGAACACGATCTAATCTCTTGGCAATATATGGTATATCATATAGTTGTATGTTCCATCCAGTAATCACATCTGGAACATCATCCATCCAATAATCTATGAACGATTGAAGAAGTTGTTGTTCTGTATGACAGCAGTAGTAAGTAACGTTGTCTTGCTTGTTATTAAATGGTTTAATTCCCCAAGTAATAATTGACTTAGTTGTATAGTCTTGTATTGTGATTGCAAGTATCTCTTCCACGCACGATTCAACATCAGGGAACCCTTGCTCAGACGCAACCTCAATATCAAGAGTAACAAGTTTAACTTGGCTGATGTCAAACTTGATTTCATCTTCTGGATATTTGTCTGATATGTATTGGTAAATGTATCTGTCATTTCCATATATTTCAAATCCCTCAACATCTTCATATTTTTTATAGAACTCTCTACAATCTTTAACTGTTCCAGGCTTAATTGCACCGACATACTCTCCGCTTAACGTTTTGTATTTAGTATTCTTTTTAGACTTGACAAATAATGTTGGAAAGAACTCGTCTTTATGCATATACCTTTTTCCATTCTCAACACCACGAACCAGAAACTGGTTGCCGATCATTTGAACGTTAGTGTAGAACTTCATTTAATAAGGTTTTGATATTTCTCAAGTAAGGTTGGTTTAGGTTCAAGGATAGTTAATATCTTATCTGATGATATCATAAACTCATTTTGACTAGTGCATTCTACCAGCCATGGAGATAGAGTATCTTGTTCACCAATGAGATATGGTTCTATCATTTTACAATTAGGATCTCCTATATCAACAGGAGCGACTTCTTCAATCTGTGTTACTAGTTTCAGATTGTTTGTCAGAATCAGTAGTTTGATCGGTTTCTTTTCCATCGTCTAATACTTGTTTTTGATACATTTCTTGAATTGATTCTACAGGTGTTACCATAGTAACAACCCAATCTGTGCTGAGAGGAATCATTTTCTCTCGTGCAAAGGGCATCCATGGATGCATTCTAACAGAAACATCTGAACTTGTCTCCTTTGCCTGTAGTTTTACAACACAAGGCTTAGTGAGAAAATAACCCATTACCTGATCTTCTGATGACATCATCTCTTGAACTTCAGCAATGACATCTTCTCCAGATTTTAGAACTAAGATTTTAATTGTCATTTCACATCTTATTAATACGGTAGGTTCCTATAGCCGCTAATGCTGAACCTACCGAAGGGCATTACCGCAGTCGTAGGTAGCGAAACGAACGACCCCTGCATTATAGCAAAGAAAAAGCACCCTGTCAAAGGGTGCTTGATCCATCTCGAACTAATTGTATTTATAGGTAGTCTTTACGAGCATGATGCTCTGGAACTACTTTTCCTAGATCCACAGTAAGAAGACCATCTTCAAATGTAACTTTTTTAATCTCTACATCTTCAGTGAGTTGCCATTCTCTGTTGAATGATCTCTGAGCCATACCACGATGAACATACTCAGTGTCTTTCTTCTCTTCTTTCTTACCTTCTACAATTAGTTTACCGTGTTCGGTGTAAACTTTAACTTCTTTCTTTTTAAATCCTGCTAGTGCAATCTCCAAACTTGATTCGTGATTGTTGTGTTGCACGATATTGTATGGTGGATAAGTTTGTGCTGTTGTTTGCCAGAACTGATCAATATACTGATCTAGCCCTATGCTATTTTTTGTGATCTTGTCAAATAGTTCTGCAAGATCGTTTGCACGATATCTTTGAATGTTAGTCATGAGTTTCTCCTTTAAAAGCGAGTGTGAATTGTGTGACCCTTTCGGCATCACACTACTAATTATACACGAAGACAAAAAAAAGGGGGTGTTGAAACCCCCACTTCTTAGTATTTGTCAATTGGAACTAATCTATGCCCTTTTCTGTAACCATCATGTGCACCAATAATTTGAGGAATACATCCTAGTAGTTCATATGGTTGAGTTTTAACAGGAATTTCTGGAAGACCTAAATCCTTCGCTACCATTAGGAACGATGCATCAACAAAATATTCAAGATTTGCTGCAAACTTTTTCACTTTTTTTCTTGCTTCCGCAGGAACATGGTTATTTGTGAAAAGAATAATCCTAATTGGATCACTGTTGTTTGTAATTGCAGGAAGAATACGTTCACACCACGCACGAAATGCGTAAGTGTCACTATCACAACATAATAAGATAGTTTTTTTATCTAATTTGAATCCTGCTTTTTCACAGAAAGCTTCATGTTTACCACGAATTTCTACTCTTACCAGAGGATCTGCACCACCTTCACCTCTCTTCATGATACCATTTACAATTGCTGTAATGTTACCTTGATTGAAATGCTTTTGAATTTTTAGTTTTGTGTGTAGGTAGTCACGAACTGCTACTTCATTAAAGTCAAGTTCGCCTTTACCTATGATGACACATGTTCCTGTTATCACAGACTCCCTAGTTGCTTTGAACGCAGGGTTGTGTCTAAGGTTGTTTGATAAACCATCAGTGACTTCTGCCATTACAGAGTCATCACCTTCAGTATAAAAGAAGGCAGGTGCGTATCTTCCAGTTAAACCTAATTTATATTGTTCATATAAAGAAAGAATTCTTCCTCTACCATCTATAGGTTTACCTGCTAAAGTAAACATTGGAGGTATAAACTTTGTTAACCACCCTTCTGTCTCGTAACTATTGGTAAACTGATCTAAACGAAGTTGTGTAAACGAATCAGTTTCTGCTTCTCTGATACCATCTTGATACCAAATAACATCATCTGGATCAACTGTATCTAAGTCAAACCATCCAACGTGATCAAATGTTCCTGTTAATATCTCTGGCGGTGATGTTTCCTCGTGATTGTATAGATTGAGGTCTACATCTTTTCCTAAAACTGTGCGGACAACTGGCCCTGCTATGACTAATGCCATAATAATAATCTCCTTTGCTAATACGTTTGAGACCATCAACACGGTGCTTTCGCTTTGTGTGAGGTATTATTATATAGTATAAAACTTTTTTAAAAGTTTGTCAACTTTGATTGGGTATCTTTCCAATTACTTACATGATAACAAAATCCTCCTCTCTTGTCAACTTCTTTGGCTAAAGGATAATCATTTTGACCTTCTAACATCATATCACCAAAGAAATGTATTTCATCTTCTGAATTAAAATCTGTGAGTATTTGACTCTTATCACTATCAGATATATCAAGGCCAGTTTCACCACCAATCTGAATATTAAGATCAGGAAACTCACTTTTAATTCTATCCGACATTAATATTCTTTCAGTAGTATTAATATCCCACTTCACATACTCTTTTCTATATTTCATACTATCCTGACCTCTTCCAAGAATACTAAAGTTTATCCCACCAGG